TCAAAGCCGAGACCGCGCTGGACAACGACGAAGCGTGGGTGCGAGTTGCCCAGACCGCGGCGTCTGAGGTCGTGGTCGTCGGCGCCACGTACGGCACCCAGCAGAAGCTGGTTGTCATCCAGGTGGGTGCCGACCAGCTCGCCGACGGGTTCGGGTGGATCTCCGTCAACGTCGCCTGCGTCACCTCGACGTCGCAGCTCCTCACCGTCCTGTACCTGCCGTATGACCTGGCCGTGCAGCGCACCCCGGCGAACCGGCCCAACCTGCTGCGCCCCGGCGCGGCGAACGCCTGAGAGGACTGATCACCGATGGGAGTCCTCGCGAAGGAAGCACCAATCCAGCTGGGCACACTCGGTACCCGGGTTGGTGGTGCGGCGAAAACCGTGCCGCTCAACGCCACGTCGACGATCTTCACCGTGGCCGGCGGCCGGGCCCTGGTCACCCTGCTGTACGGGGTGGTGACCACCATCATCGGCGGTACCACCCCCGCCCTGAAACTGGTTGCCACACCCACTGTCGGTACAGCTAACGACATGTGCACCGCGTTGACCGTCACCGCCGACGAGGTGGGGGCCATGTTTGTCATGCCCCCCGCGGTCGGCTCCGCACTGGTCGGTATCGCCGCGGCCGGCAAGTCCGGGTCCATCTCCTACGCCCCCGGCGGTCAGATCGTCGCCCCGGGCACCATCGGCATGAACGACTCCGCGGCGGACGCAACCGGCGCCATCCAGTGGACCTTGTTCTGGGTGCCGTTGGATGTGGGCGTCACCGTGGTGGCGAACTAGCCGTGCTGTGGGAATGCCTGACCTGCACCACCCGGTACTCGGTGGGTGCGCCGCGCTGCCCGCACTGCGGCGCCACCGAATCCCGGGGGGCCGACAGCGACCCGGAGATCCTCGGTACCGGCGGCGTGGTCGCCGAGGCACCGGTTGTGGGGGAGTAGCCATGCCGAAGATCACCTCCGGTGGTGGGCCGTCCAACCGGTTCGAGCCGCAACCCCCGCAGAACCGCCCCGGGGAGGGCGTGTTCTTCCAGCCCCCAGCCGCGCCCGCCGTGGACGAGCCGCCCCCGGCCGTCGACGACCAGGGCTTGGCCAACGCGATCGCGGGGCTCGACGACGCGATCGCCGGCATCAACGCGGGAGGTGAGCAGCCATCGCCTGGGAGCAGCTCCTCAACATCCTCGCCACCCAGCGGCAGGAAGACCGGGCGGCGCGGGAGCAAGGCCCCATTGCTTGCCCCAACGACGGAACCCCCCTCCAGCCAACCCCCGACGGTGCCGGACGGTTCTGCCCCTCCGGCGACTACCAGTGGCCCCGAGACGGGTGGGGATCCCTCCCCGAACCCGGCCGCTGACTGACCGGCCGGCCCGGCAACCCCGGGCCGGCCGCACAACTGAAGATCCCTGATCCTGCCCCGCACACCTCGGGGCTAGGACAGAAAGCGAGTCGAAGGACAGGGAGGTGAACGATGAACCCGCGGTACTGCACCCGCGAGCAGGTGAAGAGCGCGCTGGACTTCATGGAGACGGCGCGCGCCAACAGCGCCATCGACGGTGCCATCGACAACGCCACCCTGTCCGTCGAATCCCAGCTGCACCGCAAGTTCTGGCCCTGGTCGGGCACCCGGTACTTCGACTGGCCCATCGGCCGGCCTGTGTCCGTGCCGTGGCGGTTGTGGCTGTACCAGCATGAGGCGATCTCCATCAGCCAGCTGGTGGCCGGCGGGGTCACCATCCCCCAGGCCAACTACCTCCTGGAACCGGTCAACGACGGGCCACCGTACGACCGGATTGAGATCAACCTGTCGACCAACTCGGCGTTTGCCGCCGGCCCCACCTACCAGCGCGCTGTTGCCGCCATCGGGGTGTTCGGGTACACCGCCGAAACCGAACCGGCCGGCGCCCTGGCCGAAGCCCTCGACCTCACCGAAACCGGGGCTGACGTCACCGACTCCGGGATCATCGGCGTCGGTGACAGCCTCCTCATCGAGGCGGAGCGGATGCTGGTCACCGGCAAGGCCATGTTGGACACAGGGCAGACGATCAGCGCAGACCTGGCCGCCTCCGCCGCCGGCGTAACCGTCGGCATCCAGACTGGGAGCGCGGTCGCCGTCGGCGAGATCGTGCTGGTTGATTCGGAGCGGATGCTGGTTGTCGACCAGGCCGGCAACAACCTCACCGTCAAACGCGCCTTCGACGGGTCTGTGCTGGCCACCCACACAACCGGCGCCCACGTGTACGCCCCGCGCACCCTGACCGTTGTGCGCGCCACCCAGGGCACCGTGGCCGCCGCCCACAACAACGGCACCGCGATCGCCAAGGGTGTCATCCCCGGGCCGGCCCGGGAGCTGGCCACCGCCGAGGCGCTCAACACGCTGCTGCAAAAACAGTCCGGGTACGCCCGTGTGGTTGGCACCGGCGACAACATCCGCGAGTTTTTCGGCCGCGGCCTGTTCGACATTCGTGCCCAGGCGTACGCCTCGCACGGCCGCAAAGCGCGTGGGCGGGCCGTCTGATGGGCGAGCAGATCACCGTCAACGTTCACGGGCCCCTGTTCGACGGCCGCGCCCGGCGCGAGGTTGGCGAGTTCCTGCACCAGGCCACCCACGACGTCGGCTCCCAGGGGCTGGCGAACTGGCAGCTGTTCCTCGACCGGTCGATCAAGCATCCGACCCCGTACTACGAAACCCAGGTGACCGTGGAACGGGTCGGTACGGACGTGGTGGTTCACGACCGGGGCATCGTGTACGGGCCGTGGCTGGAGGGTGTCGGCTCCCGGAACAAGACCACCCGGTTCAAGGGCTACTTCGCCCTGCGCCGGGCGGTGCAGGCGCTCAAGGCCGAGATCCCGGCGCTGATCCAGCACACGTTGCGCCCGTTCTTGGAGCGCATGCGATGACCAACGCCACCATCGACATCGACGCCATCCTCGACGCCGCCGTGTCCCACGCCATGGCGCTGGGCCTGTTTGAGCGGGTCAACCAGCATGAGCCGAAGAACGCCCCCGGCAACGGGCTTACGGCCGCCGTGTGGGTCGACTACATCGGCCCGTTCGCGGGGCAGTCGGGGCTGGCGACAACGAGCGCGCTGCTGGTGCTGAACGTGCGCTGCTACACCTCGATGCTGGCCGAACCGCAGGACGGCATCGACCCGCGGCTCACCAGTGCGGTGGCGGTGCTGATGGGCGAGTACAGCGGTGACTTCGACCTGGGCGGCGCTGTCGAATCCGTTGACCTGCTCGGCCGGTCCGGGCGCCGGCTGGAGGCGCAGGCCGGCTACATCTCCCAGGACGGCAAGTTGTACCGGGTCATGACGATCGTCCTCCCGGTGATCGTCAACGACGTCTGGAGTCAGAGCCGATGAAAATGCCCATGATCGTCATCATTACCCCGACCATCATGGATGGCACCGTCGTCCGGTGGTACCGCCCGGTTGAGGTCACAGGCATCGACGCCGAGCCGACGTTCATCGCCGGCGAGGAGCTGGTCTCCGCGTCCCGCAACGGGGTGATGGTGCGCGGCTACCTTGACCAGATCGGCGACCAGGTCCTGGCGGATGCCCGGCAGGCGTGCAAGGCGCTGCGTGCCGACCGGGACGCCGACCTCAGCCACCTGGCCACCCACCGCCGCCGGGCCATGTTCTCCGACGACCTGGTGGCAGTCGGGGCGGTGAGCCAGCATGGCTAAGGGCAGCGGGCTTGGCGACAACCTGTACTTCCAGGGTGTCAACCTGTCCGGGGACACCAACTCGGTCAAGAAGATTAGCGGCGGCCCGAAACCGTGGGAAACCACCGGCATCGACAAGCTGGCCAAGGAGCGCATCGGCCTGACCCGTGACGGCTCCATCGACTGGGTGTCGTACTTCAACCCCACCGGCGCTCACCCGGCCCTGTCGGCGCTGCCCACCGCAGACCAGGTCATCACCTACTGCCGGGGCACCACCCTCGGCAACCCGGCCGCCGCCATGGTCGCCAAGCAGGCCAACTACGACGGCAACCGGGCAGCCGACGGCGGGTTCCTGTTCGACCTGTCCGCCCTGGCCAACGGGTTCGGTCTGGAGTGGGGTGTGCAGCTGACTGCCGGGCAGCGCACCGACACCACCGCCACCTCCCCGGCAACCGGTGTGGACCAAACCGCGGTGAGCACAGCGTTCGGGTGGCAGGCGTACCTGCACGTGTTCGCCGGGTTCGTCGGCACCAGCGTCACGGTGACGTTGCAGGACTCGGCCGACAACTCAACCTTCGCCAACTTCGGCGGGGGCGGTGGCGCGTTCACCGCGGCGACCGGGATCACCGCGCAGCGCCTGGCCTCCCCTGGGGCCACGGACACGGTGCGGCGGTACGTCCGGGCAATCACCACCGGGACGTTCACCAACGCGGTGTTCGCGGTCAGCTTCGTGAGGAACCTGACGGCGGTGACGTTCTAGATGCAGCAGATCAACCGCCTCCTGCCGGCCGGTGACGCCGCCGCGTACAAGACGTACGAGCTGGCCGTCCCGCTGCAAACCCACTGGCGCCCGGCCAGCTGCGCCGAGGTGGACTGCCCGCACCACCTGCGGGGCTGGGTCACCACCATCGACGAAACCAGCGCGCTAGGCCAGATGCAGGCCGGGCACATCCGCCACCACGCCGGCCGGGCGTACACGGAGGCGCGCGGCGAGCACGGCATGACCGTGTTCACGTTCCCCGCCGGGCAGCGGTGCTTCGCCTCCGCCGACCACCGGGTGCCGCTGGAACGCGAGCCGCTGTGGCTGGTGCGCGGCGGGGACTGGCGCGGCAACCCGCTGCGCATCCGGACAGTGCGGCACACCCGCGCCGAGGACTGGCGGGACGACTTCGGCGAACACCAGGACCGCATCGTCGAAACGATCGAAAGGGGATAGGCCATGGCCAAGCAGTCCGGTGTTGGGTGGACCACGCTGAGCGTCGATGACTCCGCCGGTTCACCACAGGTCATCAAGAACGACTTCACCAACCTGCAGTTCGCCACACCACGCGCCGTGCAGGACGTCACCGGCATCGACAAGTCGGCGATCGAGCGCCTGCTGCTCCTCGCCGACTTTTCGATCACGCTGACCGGGGTGTTCAACCCGGCCGCCAACCAAGGCCACGCGGTGTTCTCCACGGTGCCCAGCACCTCGGTGGCCCGGACCACAACACTCACCGTCGGCGGCAAAACCCTGGCGCCCGAGGTGTTGTACACCGACTATGCGCTGACCCGCGCAACGGACGGGGCGCTCACGTACACCGCGCCCGGGGTGCTCGCAGACGGAACCGTCCCGACCTGGGCGTGAGCTGCAGGGCCCCGGTCACAATCGTCCACAGTAGACAGTCAGATAGGGCAACGATGGGGTACGTACGCAAGAAGATCCTCCTGCTGAAGTTCGACGACGCCGAGTTTGAGGGCCTGGAGGTGCGGGTCCGGCAGGCGTCCATCGAGCAGATCTGCCGGTACGCCGAGTTCGGCGAGTTCGAGGGTGGTACCCGCGAACAGATGACGGAGATTATCGACATGCTGGCTGCCGGGGTCATCAGCTGGAACCTCGAAGAACCCACCGGCGGCACCGTCCCGGGCACGGCCGGTGATGACGAGGTACGGCCCGTGCCGTGCACCGCCGCCGGTATGTGGACCCAGGACGGCAACTTCATCGCCGACATCTTCAGGGCGTGGATCCAGGCCACCACCGGTGTGTCCGCCCCTTTGGCGCCGGGCTCGCCCGCTGGCGAGCCGTCCCTGGAGGCGTCGATTCCGATGGACACTCCATCGCAAAGCCCGCCGAGTTAGCCAACGCCCAACTACTCCTGGGACTGCTCAGGCAGTTCCCGGGCTACACGCTCAGCGCGCTGATGGCCGAGAGCGGCGAACTGCTCAGGCTAGTTCGGATCGAGGCCATGGGAGGAGGGGCCGAGGATGTCTAACGACATCGAGATCAGGGTCACCTCCACCGACCTGTCCGGGCCTGGGCTGACCAAGGCCAAGGACAACACCGAGAAGATCGGTCCGGCAGCCAAGAAGTCCAGCACCGAGCTGGAAAACCTGGGCAGGGAGTTCCAGCGGACCGCCTCCGACAGCGACGACTTTGGCCGATCACTGAACGGTCAGGGCAGTTTCAGCGAGTTCCTGTCCCGCAAGCTTGTCTCGCTGCAGCAGGATGCCAAGAAGTTGGGGGAAGAGTTCAACCGCACGGGTTCGATGGACCCGCTGAAATCGTTGCGCGGCAACCAGTCGTTGCAAAACGACATCAAGAAGATCACCGATGATCTGACCAGCGCCCTCGGTGATGCCGGTTCTACCGGGGGAAAGGAGTTCTCCAAGAACTTCAGTGCCTCGGCACAGGGTGTGGAGTCCACCCCCGGGCTGGGCCCGGCCGTCATGGGCGGGGTGGTGGCCGCCATCGTGTCCGCCGCCCCGATGATCGGCGCGGCACTCAACGGGGCGTTGCTGGCCGGTGTCAGCCTGGGCGGTATCGGCCTGGGGATCGCCGGGCAGCTCAAAGACCCCGAGGTGCACAACGCCATAGCCAGCATGGGCAACGACCTGTCGACAACGCTGACCGCGGACACGGCACCGTTCAAGCAGCCGCTGCTAGAAGCCATCGGCATTGTTAAGGGCTCCGCCACGCACATGCTGGACAACCTGGATTTCAGCAAAGTGGCCGGTCAGCTGGTGCCTCTGGCCAACGGCGTTTCCATGATGTTCGCCAAGATCGAACCGGGGTTGGATAAGGTGTTCGACTCCCCGGCGCTTAACGCGTTCGCCGACGAGCTGCCCGGGCTGGGCGAGGCGGTGAACTCGTTCTTCGACAGCCTGTCCTCCGGATCCGAGGGCGGCGCGGACGGGCTGCGCACCGTCATGCAGGCCATTGACGCCACCATCGTCGACATCGGCAACCTGATC